ATTTAACTAAACCTTTAGATGTAAATTTTATTCATGTTCATCCAAATAGTTTAGTTGCTTTATATTATGCAAATTTTACTTGGAATCCTGAGTGGGGAGGTGAAACAATATTTTATAATAAAGATTGAAAAACTATAAATTTGGCTAATCCATATACTCCTAATCAATTAGTAACTTTTGATGGTAAAATACCGCATACTATAAAATCACAAAATTTAATTGGACCATCTTATCGCTTTACAATAAGTTTATTTTTTAAAAAATGAAAGAATATAAATTACCTTATGATAGTTTTATTGGTGGTTGGTTTATAGATAAAGATATATGTGATAATATTGTTAAATATTTTAAAGATACGCCTAATAAATTTAAAACTGAGGGAAATGTATACAGTAAAAAAGGTAGAACAATAGATAAAAAAGTTAAAGATTCTTTAGATTTATCAATATGTCCTAAACAATATTCTCCTTTATTTAGTGATTATCGAGACAAGCTACAAGATTGTTTAGAAAAATATTTAATAAAATATCCAGAATCAAATGATTTAGCAAGATTTAATATAAACGATCATTATAATATACAATATTATAAACCTAATGGAGGTTTTAAAAAGTGGCATAATGAGAGAGGAAGTTTATTAGATACAACAAGAGTTTTAGTATTTATGACTTTTTTAAATAATGCATCAAATGGAGGCACTCGTTTTAAATATCAAAAACTTACTGTACCAGCAAAGAAAGGATTAACATTAATTTGGCCAACAGATTTTACACATACTCATAAGGGACAAATTTCTAAAACACATGAAAAATATATAATAACAGGTTGGTATTCGTTTAGTAATTATTAAATAATTTCTCTAGAATTAAGCTATTTTTGTTATATAATATTCTTATGCCTTTAACTCAACTAAATTTTTTACCAGGAATTGATACTGAAAACACCGAAACTGGTGCAGAAGGTAGATGGTCTAATTGTGATAAAGTTAGATTTAGAAAAGGTTTACCACAAAAAATTGGAGGTTGGGAAAAATTTAGTCTAGATTATTATGTAGGAGTAGGGCGTTCTTTGCATCAATGGTTAGATAATACTGGTAATAGATACGAAGGTCTTGGAACAGATAGAAAAGTCTATGTATATAGAAGTGGAGATAATGCTGATATTACTCCTATAAGACAATCTAATACTTTAACAAGTGTATTCAATACAACTACCGGAAGCTCTAATGTAATTGTAAATCATTCTACTCATGGAGCTCAATTAGGTGATTTTATTACAATTTCTAATGTTGCTCCAACAAATATTGGTGGAATTTCTAATACAGCTCTTGATGCAGAATATGAAATTATTGAGATTACTAATGCTGATGCATATACAATTGCTTCTAGTGGAACAGCAAATGCTAATGTAACCACTACAGGTAATTGCGATATAGAATATCAATTATCAATTGGACCCGATAAACAAACATTTGGTTTTGGATGGAATACTGGTACATGGAATTTAAGCACTTGGTCTACTCCTAGGTCTACATCTAATGTAACTTTAGATTTAAGACAATGGTCAATAAATAATTGGGGAGAAGATTTAATAGTTACAGCTAGAGATGGATCTACTTATTTATGGAATACATCAGACGGTATGACTGATAATAGAGCTGCAGTTATTGCAAATGCTCCTACTGCAAGTACATTATCTGTTGTATCAACTGAAACAAGACATTTAATTTGTATGGGTACAGAAACTTCTATAGGTAATACAGAAACTCAAGATAAAATGTTTATAAGATTTTCTGATCAAGAAGATTTTAACTCATTTACTGCTAATGCAACTAACTCTGCAGGGTCTCAAAGAATTGCTGGAGGAAGTGAAATTAGATGTGCAAAACCTGCTAAAGGAACTATATTGATTTGGACAGATACTACTATGCATTCAATGTCGTTTATAGGTCCACCTTTTATATTTGGTTTTAGACAACTAGGTAATGATTGTGGTGCTGTTGGTTTAAATTCAGCAATAGTAGTAGATGACATAGCTTATTGGATGTCTGATGGTCAATTTTTTAGATATGCTGGTGCTGTACAAGAAATACCATGTAGTGTTTTAAATTATGTATTTGATGATATTAACAAAACTCAATATGCTCAAGTTTATGCAGGTCAAACTTCTGATTTTTCAGAAATTGTTTGGTATTATTGTTCAAGTAACTCAGATCAAATAGATAGATATGTTATTTATAATTATTTAGAAAATACTTGGTATTTTGGTAATTTAGCTAGATCCACTTACCAAGATAATGGCGTTGAATTAAATCCTTTAGCCACTGAATATTTTCCTAATTCTACAGCTAATACTTATGTTACTATTAATGGATTAACAAAAGGAAGAAGTCTAATATATCGTCATGAGGAAGGAGTGGATGCAGATGGTTCTGCTTTATCTTCTTTTATTCAATCTGGAGATGGAGATATTGCTGATGGTGAAACATTTAGTTTTATTAACAAAGTAATTCCTGATTTTCAAAATATGGAAGGTAATGCAATAATTACTTTAAAAACAAGGGATTATCCTAATGATTCTAGAACGTCAGGAGAAGCAATTACAGTTAATAGTTCTACAAGATTTTATAATACTAGAACAAGAGGAAGACAATCTAGTCTTAGAATAGAGAATACAGGTATTGGTGATAATTGGAGATTTGGAACAATAAGAATTAATATAAGACCAGATGGAAAAAGATAAATATAAAATAAGACAAGCTCGTATTGACGATGCTGTTCGAATAAGAGAATTACTTAAAACATGGCTTCCAGAATCACCATATAACTTTGGTAACGTAAATAACAAGAAATTATTAGATCATATTATATTTTACATTAAAAATAGTTTTGTTATAGTAGTAGAATATGAAAATGTTATTATAGGAACTATGGCTGCCGCTGTAGATGAAACATGGTATAGCGACAAAAGATTTTTAAGAAGTCTATGGCTTCATGTAAATCCTAAATATCGTAACTTTCATATCTTTAGAGCTATGATGATAGTTTTTAAAGAATACGCACAAAGTAAAAAATTAACTGCTTTATGCGAAATAACACAAGGTAAAGACGTTGAAAGAAAACATAACGCCTTTATAAAATTAGGTTATAAAAATATTGGAGGAACATATATAATCAATGGGTAGTCTTTTTAAACCATCAACAACAGTAGTTCAAGCACCAAGTAGTCAAACAGTTACTTCGCAGATACCAGAATATTTTAAAGAAATTCAAGAACGTACTTTAAGAACAGCAGAAAATGTTTTTACTCAACCTTATCAAGGATATACTGGACAACGTGTAGCTCAATTAACTCCTCAAGAACAACAAGTTGCTAATGTATTTAGTAATCAAATTTTACCTCAAGCAGGTCAATTAGCTCAAATAGGAGCACAAACATTTGACACTGCAACTGCTCAACAATATATGAATCCATATACTAATAATGTTATTCAATCAACTATATCTGATTTAGGAGAAGCTTTTGCTCAACAAGAAAGAGGTATGGCAGCAAGAGCAATAGGAGCAGGAGCTTTTGGTGGATCTAGAGAAGGTGTAGAAAGAGTATTAGGTCGAGAAAGATTTTTAGATCAAGTTGCTGACACTTCAGCTAGATTAAGACAAGCTGGTTTTGAATCAGGAGCACAAAGATTTGCTGCAGATAGAGCAGCACAATTAGGTGCAGCACAAGCACAATTATCAGGTCTTGCTGGTGCAGCACAAGGATTAGGACAAGCTGGTAGTTTAGCAAGAGGAATAGAACAAGCTGGATTAACTGAAGCTTATAGAGATTTCATAGAAGAAAGAGAATATCCTGCTGGTCAAGTAAGACAAATGATTGGTGCTTTAGCAGGTGCACCTATTAGAACATATGGAGAAGAAAGAACAGCGATAACTGGAACACCAGTAGGTGCTCCTAGTCCGTTTGCACAAATAGTTGGAGCAGGTCAAGCATTCGCTGCAATGTCAGATATAAGATTGAAAGAAGATATTAAACTAATTGGTAAATCTCCTAGTGGTATTAATCCT